GCCAATCTTAGGTCAATCTTATGTAGCTAGGTCAATTAACGCTGCGGACAACCGCATGGTTAACTTGTTTCCGGAAGCTACACCTGAAAACGGTCTTGAGATAGGCTATCTAAATCGTGCGCCTGGACTAGACAAATTAGTAACGATTGGCTCAGGCCCCATCCGTGGGCTTTGGGCGCATCAAACCAATGGCGCCGATGCGTACTGCGTATCAGGCACTGAGTTCTATAAGATTTATCCGGATTACACTTATGTAAAACTAGGCGATGTTGCTGGGTCAGGCCCTGTTACGTTTGCTGATAACGGTATACAAATCTTTATCGCAGCCAATCCTAACGGCTACATATACAATGAAGTCACTAACGTATTTGCACAAATAACAGACCCTGACTTTACCGGTGCAGCCACTGTTACGTATCTTGATGGATACTTTGTATACAATGAGCCTGACAGCCAAAAGATATGGATTACACAACTATTAGACGGTACATCCGTCGATCCGTTAGATTTTGCTAGTGCTGAGGGTTCGCCTGATGGCGTTGTAGCCGTTAACTCTATCCACCGTGAGCTATGGGTATTTGGTACAGACACGACAGAGGTTTGGTATGACTCCGGTGCTACCGACTTCCCATTGACACCTATTCAAGGTGCGTTCAATGAGACAGGCTGTATCGCACCTTATTCTGTAGCAAAGCTAGATAACTCATTGTTTTGGCTAGGCAACGACCCGCGCGGTTTTGGCGTAGTGTATAGGTCTAACGGCTACGCATCACAACGCGTATCAACGCATGCTATTGAATACGCTATCCAAGGCTACAGCGATGTATCAGACGCTGTGGCTTACACATACCAACAAGAAGGTCATGCGTTCTACGTTATATCGTTCCCCACTGGCAATGCCACATGGGTGTTTGATGTCGCTACTGGCGCGTGGCATGAACGTGCTTACTTAACTAACGGTGAGTTTACACGTCATCGTTCAAATTGTCAGTGCAACTTCCAATCTACAACACTTGTAGGCGACTACGAGAACGGTAACATCTACAAGTTTGATTTAGATGTATATGCAGATAACAACAATCCTCAAAAATGGCTACGCTCATGGAGAGCGCTGCCTAGCGGTCAGAACAACTTAAAACGTACTGCTCAACACAGTCTTCAATTAGAAATTGAGTCAGGCGTAGGCTTAAACGGTATTGACCCGTTTGACCCGTTAACAGGCGTGTTAGCCACAGAGTCCAACAACGACCTTACTACTGAGTCAGGCGACTTGATATTAGTGTCTGTGTATACAGTAGAAGGCGCTAACCCTGAGATTATGTTGCGCTGGGCTGATGATGGTGGCCACACTTGGTCTAACGAGCATTGGGTTTCAATGGGTAGGATTGGTCAATATGGTTTCCGTAGTATATGGCGTAGGCTAGGCATGACACAAAAGCTACGTGACCGCGTGTACGAGGTGTCAGGCACTGACCCAGTTAAAATAGCTATTATGGGCGCTGAGTTAGTTATCAGCGGAACTAATGCTTAATATTACCCGCATTCCTGCCCCGCGCGTTATGCTTGTCGATCCACAGACAGGCGTTGTATCAGACCAATGGTTTCGGTTCCTTAACAATATCTATACTATTGTGGGGTCTAACCAAGGTATTGTGCAAATTATTAACGGCGGTACAGGTCTAGGCGCAGAGCCTGCTAACGGTCAACTGTTAATAGGCGATGTAGCTAACGGGTACGTGCTTAACACTTTAACACCTGCGTCAGGCATAAGTATTACTAACGCACCTGGCGCAATCACTGTAGCGAACACCGGTGTGCTGTCTAACCTTGCAGGTGCAGGAGTTAGCGTATCAAGCGCTACGGGTAACGTCACCATAGCCAACACAGGCGTGTTGTCGTTTAGCGCAGGCACGACAGGGCTGACACCTAGCACAACAACCACAGGTGCCGTTACGCTTGCAGGTACATTAGGTTTAGCTAACGGCGGTACCGGCGGAACTGACGCAGCCACAGCTAGGACTAACTTAGGCGTGACTGCAACAGGCGCAGACACAACCTATGCGTACAGAGCTAACAACTTATCTGATTTAGCCGATGCAGCTACAGCTAGAACTAACTTAGGGCTAGGTACAATAGCCGTTAAAAACATAGGCGCAACGGGTACCTTTACTACCGTTGATTTAAAAACAGTTACCGTCACTGACGGGATTATAACGAGCATAGTATGATAGAAAAACTATTTGCATTGTTTATGAAGTTGTCTAGCCCACGCATACCAGTGCCGTTGGATAAGCAAGCGCATTTTAATACAGGTGCTATCATGGCACTTGTAACGTACTTTGTTATTGGATACTGGGCTTTACTGCTTGTAGCTATAGTAGCTGGCGCAAAAGAGTGGTATGATTATACGCATCCTAATCATACAGCAGATGTATGGGATTGGGTAGCCACGCTGTTAGGGGCTATTGTTACATTAGGAGTAATAAATGCTTGTTAACTTTTCCCCTTTAGCCGGTGCAGGCGCACAGTTCTTCGATAACAACGGAGTCCCTTTAGCTGGCGGTTTATTGTACACGTACTTCGCGGGTACGACTACGCCATTGCCTACGTACACCAGTTCAACGGGATCAACGGCTAACGAAAACCCAATTATATTAGACTCTGCAGGTCGTGTACCTGAACAGATATGGTTGCCTAATGGTTACGCAACTAAGTTTGTGTTAAAGAACGCCGCTGACGTTCAGATTTGGTCTAAAGATAATATCCCCGCGTCACCTCAACCACCAATCGTTAACGATGCGTCTAGCATTACTTATGATTCAGGCTACAGCGTAACAGCGGGCAGTTTTATTATCGGGCAAACATACGTAATTACATCTATAGGTTCTACTAACTTTCAGTCAATTGGCGCTGTAAGTAACACGGTAGGTATATATTTTATTGCTACCGGTGTCGGTTCAGGCTCAGGCACTGCAGACTTTATTAGAACTGTTCAAACTAAATTACGTGAGTCAGTCAGCGTTAAAGATTTTGGCGCAATAGGTGATGGCGTAGCAGACGATACTGCAGCTATTCAAGCGGCTATTGATTCCTTTTCAGGGTCTTTTAAGCAAGGTATAGTCAATTTTCCTAATGGTATATATAAAGTAAGTACATTAATACTTACAGGTGAAGTCTCATTGATAGGCATTGGTAGAGGATCTACAATATCTCAAATTGCAGGTACAGTAGGTGCTTTAATTAAATGGAACGATACCTCATCTGAAGTAGGGTATCCTTGGATAGTTACTATTGAAGGTTTTACTTTAGAAGGGCAAGGTGTTTCCTCAGGTACGACTGACAACGATGCTATATTAATCAATGAATACTGGGGCTTGCAAATTTTAACCCTTAAAAACTTGTATATAGATGGATTTAAAGGTTGCGGAATAAACGCTTATCAACCAAGAAGTAACACGGTTGCAAATGCGTATCAGTTTAGTTCATGGAGCGATATATACATTAAAAATTGTACTACAGGGTTTAGAGTTGGCGATGGGTTTTGTGGGGAAAGTGTTTTAACAAACGTAACTTTTCAGAATATAGTGACTGAGTGTGTAAAGGTAGTTATTGGTGTTTTTGCTGGAGCGCAAGGAATTACGTTTAACTCATGCAATTTTAGTTTAACGCCTATAGGAGTTAATTTCACTGCAGGTACAGAAGGATTATTTTCATTTAATGAGTGTCATTTTGAAAATATGGGGACGGAAGCGGTATATTTAAGCACTAGTCAGTACAATGCGATTAGTTTTGTAAATTGCTGGTTTGCATTGACTAATGTTTCTGGAACATCTTATGGCATACGAGATAATGGTACAGGTACTACGCGATGCTCAATTACAAACTGCACATGGTCAAGCCCAAGCGGTGTGTCTGCATACATAAAAGCTGAGGCAGGAAGCAATTTTACACTTTCAGTATTTGGTACTAATGATGCAAGGGGTACTATTCCAGCATCAGGCATAATTTTGCCTAGTACAAACTCTGTTACAGGTACAGTAAACAAAACAAGTTTAACTACCGCAAATTTTAGCGTAGGTGTGTTATCTGCCGTAGGGTATTACGCATCAAATATCACTTTCCCTGCAACACAAGTATCTAGTGCAGACGTAAATACTTTAGATGATTATGAAGAAGGAGATACATTTTCACCAACATTAACAGCAGTGGCAAACTGTTCTTCTGTAGTTATAACTTCTGGAGTCTATACAAAGATTGGTAGGCTTGTCTATCTAAAACTTTCTGGAACTTTTACAATCACTGGGCCTGGAGCAGATACAGGGTTTACTACAACACTACCGTTTGCTCAAAGAGAAAATGCAGAAGGATCTGTTGGGACTGCTATTCATAGTGGAAATGCAGGATATGGCGGTTTTGGTTACGTTCAAGATGCAACTGCTGGTAGCTCGGCAACAGCATTTGTTGCGTTTCCGGCTGCTGGCGTAACAGTTTCAGGCGCAAGTAAAACGTGGTCTGCTTCTATTACGTATAATTCGGCAACATAATAGTATTACTTATAATACAACAGTATGATACCGGATGATGTGTGGCAAGTTATCGTTGACCATTATAAGAAATATGATAATGTAACGTATGACGAAGAAGCAAAGAAAGCAGTAGAGCAGCATGCTAAAATAGTTAACTTTGATGGCGGTGTGTTTATAGTAGTAGAGAATGAATTTGATGTATTTGTATCTCAAACTAGACAAGGCAAGTGGAATGTAAAGCATGAGATTACAAAAGTAATAGATTCAATAGCCAAGGATTACCCAACGGCTATAATACAGATACAAGAGGGTAACGCTA